AACGAAGAGTGTCTAATAGAAAAACCAATTGTTCAGGGTGGGGGTGTAACTTGTCGCTTGGCAGCACCATTGCGAGAACAAATAGTAAACCGGTATTTAGCTGATGACGAAGAACAGGACGAACAAGAGTAAGTATCAGTCTCCATCAACTGGAGAATATTGCACAGCCGCCCAGTACATGGCGGAATTAATGTGCTTAAGAATGGCAGAAAGTAATAACGAGGGCTCTTTAGGATTTAAATTTTGGAATAAGGGAAAGTGGAAAAAAACCTATCAGTACCAAGTTACCCTTGCAAATAAGCTTATCAAAGAATTTGATGAGCAAAGCTTAATACAGGCTTTAAACAGCAAACAGGGAAAATCTATTTATTCGCTGCGTAACAAAAGGCTGGTTAGCTTGGCTTCCAATATTAAAAAGCCCATCATATCAGACTCCCCAAGCCCGTTACCAATTTCAGACGCGCTGTCCAAACCAAAAAAACCCTTTGGTAAAAAAAGCAAGCTGACAGACCTAAGAGAACTAGATGAATAAAATAAAAGACCTCACAGAAAAACAAATCGTCAAAAAATATGGCGACGTTATACGGTCAGGAGCCGACGTTTTTGACGAAGTTAAGGGAATGAAAGTAATCCCGGTTAGCCCTGCTATTGATTTGGCTTTGGGTGGGGGCATAAGAGAAGGTAGCTGGGTAATTTTAACCGGCTCTCCCAAAACCGGAAAAACCTCCACCGCGCTCCAGTTTGCTGCCACATGCCAAACTAAAGAATACGGAAGCCGACCCATTATCTATCTTAATTCAGAAGGTAGACTTAGCGCTTTGAATTTGGGCGGCATCAAAGGTCTTGATGTCGGTAAGATAACGGTAGTAGAATCTAAAGATGAGCCACTGAGTGCAGAACAATATCTTTCTATTGCCGAAACATACATCAAGGATAAGCCTGAGTGCATTTTAATTATAGACTCAGTATCGTCTTTGATACCAGAAAGAGAATTGCTGGATGACGTAAGCGGACAATTTCGCGCTGGTTTGCCAAAAACACTTGGAAACTTCACAAAGAGATTAAGCAATATTGTTCCGAGACAAAGAGCCATTGTAATAATGATTACACATTTTATTGCAAACACAACAGGCTACGGCAAAAGTAAGATATCTGATAGTGGAAATAAAATCCGATATCAGGTTGACACCCACATGGAAATAAAGTCTCTTAAGCCTTGGGAGGTTGGGGGTGAACAAATCGGCCAGATGATTACGTGGAAAGTCCTGTGTTCCGCTGCCGGTGGCTTTCCCGGCAGCGAAGCTGAAAGCTGGCTTAGATATGGAACAGGAATAGATAGAATACAGGAGTTGCTATACAAAGGTCTGGAGTTTGGCCTAATAAACAGAAGTGGCGCGTGGTATAATTTTGAAACAGAAGAATTGGGAGACAAGGAACTTAAATTTCAAGGCCAAGAAAAGCTATACAACTTCTTGCAAGAAAATGGCGACGTGTGTTCGACCTTGGAGTCAAAGATAAAGGAAGTAATTTGAAGGCCATAGGGTTTGATGGCAAAGAGAGGGTGTGGAATCTTTCAAAGTATGTACCAAAAAATAGGTCTCACTCCAACCTTCACGGTACAGTTCGCAAATTACTAAAACAGCTATTTCCAAAATACAAAATACTAGAAGAAATTTCTTTGCCGGGAAGCTTTACCCCAACAAGAAAATCGACTCTTTATGCAGACTTCTTTATCCCCGGTGCCAACCTAATAGTAGAGGCTCACGGCCAACAGCACTATGAGTTTGTTGCCTTTTATCACAAAAGAAAAGAGAGGTTCTACAAGTCAAAAGCTAGGGATAAGGATAAAATTGAGTGGTGCCACATAAACGGTTTAGACATAGCAATACTTAAATACTCTGAAACAGAAGATGACTGGAAAAGAATCATACTCAATATCTGAACTCCAAAACTTTGTGGAGTCGCTTGAAAAATATTCAAATGACCACGGAGTCTTTACGTCTAAAATTAATTATGAGGTTGAGAGCATAATTAACTTGACGGAAAAAGAAATGAAAGAGCTTACGATAGAAGAATGTTATGAAAAATCGTACAGTCTTAGCGGGTATTGTAATTATATACAATCAATAACGAATAGACACACATCCATTTTAGGGTGGTGTAACGATTCTCTAAATAAGATTGTCACAAAAGAGGCGGAACAATTTAGCAAATATATGAAATGGGAACAAAAGTGTCATGCGACCGTTCAGAATAACGACTTTGCACAAAAAATATGGGATGCAAAGGTTTACGCTCAAGGACAGGTAACTTGGCTAACAGATAAAACTAGGGACATGAGAAGAATGGCAGAAACTTTATTGAATTATGCTAAAAGGAAAACTTATTCATGAGTATTAAAGATACAGCTAAGGCTCTTCTTGAAAAGGGGATTGCGACAGGAGACGAAGAATTAATTAATCTGGCAAACGAGCTTTTGGAGTCCCTCAACCCCCCAAAACAAAATAAGAAGTCAATCCTTGATGAAGATTATATTGCCCCGTCCAAGAATGAAAACGCTCAACATGATAGTCAGGGGAGAAGAGCAAAAACAGAACCAATAGACTCGAAGAAAAGGGAAAACGAATTCATAGATGACGGGATGGAACATAAGGATGAAATAACCCCAGATTATGTGCCATCTCCCAGAGCAAGAAAATCTTTTAGAACATTAAAGATGATTTGTACGAGGTGTGATAAAGGTTTTGACGTACACCCCGTACACAAAAGAGAAAACTATATATGTAACTCTTGCATTAAGAAATAAATGAAAGCTCTCCAAAACGTCGCAGCAGAACGAGCAGTTCTCGCTGGATTGTGTCATTACGGTATTAGTGCTTCCGCTGACGTTGAGGGTGTCATTGAGCCTTCATCGTTTGTGTCAGAGTCCAACCAAATAATTTTCAAGTGTGTCTTGGAAGTTTTAAAAAATAGCGATTCAGTAGATATTTCTTCAATCTTATCTGCTGCCTCCAGCTTAAATTTTTATGAGATACTTGACACTAAGAAAGAAATCGAATTCCTAAGAGCTTTATTTAACTTCCCCATTAATCTTGAAAATGTCAGACCAAACGCAATAAAAATCAGAAAGCTTCAGCTTGGACGAGAAATACAGATAACAGCAAAACAAATACACTCAGAAGCTTCTCACATAAGTGGCGAAGAAAGTTTTGATGAAATCATTTGCTTGGCAGAAAACCCTGTCTTCAATATATCTTCCATGCTTGGCAGAGGGGAACACGACAGGCCAACAATCTTGGGAGAAGATATAGAAGAATATATAGAACACCTCATGGAATCTCCATGTGAGATGATAGGTTTAAGCAGCGGATTTTCCAGATATGATGCCGCCATTGGGGGTGGCTTCAGGAGAAAGGCAGTAGACCTAATAGCAGCCAGACCAAAAGTGGGAAAAAGCGTTTTTGGCGATGTGGTTGCTATGCACATTGCCAACAACCTAGATGCGCCCGTTCTAATGTTAGATACGGAAATGTCTAAAGAAGACCATCAGAACAGATTGTTGGCCAGCTTGAGCGGCGTGTCAATAAACGATATCTCTACAGGAAAATTCTCTTACGACCAGTCAAAAATGGAAAAGGTGAATCTGGCCAAAGAGAAACTAAAAGAAGCTCCGTATCACTATATTAACATCTCTGGAAAACCATTCGACCAAACTCTTTCGATAATTAGGCGGTGGATTTTAAAAGAAATAGGCCACGATGAAAATGGCCGTGTTAATGACTGCATGATAATATATGATTACCTAAAGCTGATGACCTCAGACCATCTATCAAATAACGTGGCAGAATTCCAAGCCTTGGGCTTTCAGATTACCGCCCTCCACAACTTTTGCGTAGAATACGACTGCCCCTGCCTCGCCTTTGTTCAACTAAACCGGGATGGAATCACAAAAGAATCTACAGATGTGGTTAGTGGCTCTGATAGGTTAATTTGGCTATGCACCAGCTTCTCAATTTTTAAGGAAAAATCCATTGAGGAAAAAGCCGACCATCCAGATGCTGGCAACAGAAAGCTGGTTCCCATAGTAACTCGACACGGGCCGGGAATGGACAATATGAATTACATTAATATGTCTATGGAGGGCGAAACAGCCCGTATAAAAGAAGGGTTTACTAGAGACGAACTGTTCAAACAAAGTAGGTCTGACAGAGAAGGCTTTGAAGTTAAAGACGATGGCCACATATTACAAGAAGATGGAAAAACAGAAGATTGACCTTTTGTGTCAACAGCTTGCCGTCAGAGTGGTTGATATACTTGACTATTTTGGGGTAGACTACGCTCCAAAAGACAATTACCTACATGGCTGCTGCCCAGTCCACGGTGGAGATAACCCAACGGCATTTACGGTTTATATAGACGGCGATGATATGATGGGCAATTGGTATTGCTGGACTCATCACTGTGAGCGAGAACACCAGCCAACAATGCTAGGATTGATTCGCGGCTTATTGGAAAGCAGAAAAGACGACAAGGTGTCCTTTATGGAAGCGGTTAATTTTTCAAAAAGATTCGTAAAAGACTTGGACGAAAATCCAGACGCGCTATCTTCTGAAAAGGCAAGATTTATAAATTCGGTTCGTGGCTTCAACAAAAAAGCCCCCAATCCAGTTTTTAATATAGGCAAAGAAGACATAAGGAAAAGGCTTACAATACCAGCTACATACTACATAAACAGAGGGTATAGGCCAGAAACTCTAGACAGATTTGACGTTGGGTTGTGTTCTGATAAAACAAAGGCTATGAATGGAAGAGTGGTCGTTCCAGTATACGATGATAATTACCAGAAAATGGTTGGTTGTGTTGGAAGAGCAACAACCGAAAACAATAATGCAAAATGGGTTAACAGCAAGGGCTTTCATGCTGGGCACTATCTATACAATTATTGGTTTGCTCAAGAACATATCCAAAGCACGGGGGTGGCCGTGCTTGTTGAAGGACAGGGAGATGTTTGGCGACTATATGAGGCAGGAATTTTAAATTGTGTGGGCCTATTTGGTTGTAGCATAACGGACACACAGCTAGTAAAATTAGAAAGCTCAGGAGCAATGAGCTTGGTTGTCTTGATGGACAACGATGAAGCAGGAAAAAAGGCCAGAGAACAAATCACAAGTAAGTGTGAAAGACTATTCAACATATATTTCCCCGAAATGGAAGAGCATAATAAAGACGTGGGAGAAATGAATGTTGAAGATATTTCCAGATTCATTCAGCCGTTTATAGAAAGAGCATCCCAATGACACAAAAAATAATAGCATTTTCTGGAGTAAAGCAAAGCGGCAAAACCACCTGTGTTAATTTTCTACATGGATATCAACTAGTTAAGCATGGCGTGATTGACGACTTTGGCGTTGGCCCAAAAGGAGAATTGTTTGTAGAAGCCACCGAGGGCGAAGAAAAGGGCGGGGGGGTTATTGATGTATTTAGAACTGATGAAGAGTTTGTGTCCTACGCCGGTGCCAATATATGGCCCTTCATTAAATGTTACAACTTTGCCGACCCCCTAAAATATATATGCATGAATTTGTTTGGCTTAGGTTGGAACCAGTGCTTTGGTTCAGATGAGGATAAAAATAGTAAAATAGACTTAAAATGGAAAGACCTGCCCCGCCCG